AATTACAGTGGAAATATAGATATTCAAGGTAGTTGCATCGAAGGAACACCAGACAGCGATGATGCAAGTACAGATTGGTTTAATATTGTAAATGATGTAAATTTTGCGTCATCCAGTAACGTTTATAATAAAACATTTACAATAAATGCAAACTGGATTAGAATTCTCCATAAACCAGACAGCGATAATGCTGGCAGTATTTCTAACGTTCACTTAAGAAATTAACTTGACTTTTTTCTAAAATACTGTATAATAACAGTATGGATATAGACTTTCTTGTAGAAAAAGTGCATCGACTTTTGATGGATAATTTGCCTGTTAAAACAAGCAAAACTCCAAGTGGCTGGACTACAATGAATTGCCCAATGTGTAGCGACAAACGTAAACGTGGTGGTGTAATTACAAGTGGTGCAAAGATATCATATAATTGTTTTAATTGTGGATTCAAAACTGGCTGGTCACCAAGTCCTGGGATAGGTAAAAAATATAAAGAACTTGTAAGTAAGTTGGGTGTAGATTCAAAAGAAATACATCAAATACAAGTTGAACTTTTAAAACACAGCGACGATTTAGAGATTGAGGAAACATCTGATTACGTTTATAATCTATCTAAGTTTAATACTGAACAACTACCTGAGTCAGCAGTTGTAATCGAAGATTTACCAAAGTCTCATCCAGTGAGACAGTATGCAGTTGATAGGGGACTATTTGGTCTATATCCATTGCTGTACTTTGACGAGTCATTGTACAAGCAAAGATTAATAGTCCCTTTTTCTTACAATGGTGAATTAGTAGGTTGGACAGGTAGACATATAAATCCACCAGATAAGCAGACACCTAAGTACTTACATAAAATGCAACCTGGTTATGTTTTTAATATAGACAGATTTGCAGACAGTAAAAGACAAATTGTAATTGTCACAGAAGGAGTATTTGACGCAATACTTGTAGATGGTGTTGCTGTACAAGGCAATCATGTGACTGCCGAGCAGGCACATTTACTTGATAAGTTAAGTAAGAGAATAATTTTATGTCCCGACAGAGATGATGCAGGTAATGAATTTATAGAACAAGCATTAGCATTAGATTGGGAAGTTAGTTTCCCGCCATGGCACGTTGATTGTAAAGATGCCGCAGATGCTGTACAACGATATGGAAGGTTAGCAACAGTAAGCAGTATTATAAAACATGCAACAGGCAACAAATTGAAAGCAAGAGTAAAGGCAAAAATGATATGAAAAATTTATATGTAAATGGTTGTAGTTTTACGCATGGACATAGAGATCATGTTACAAGTTTTGAAGGAATAGAACAGCCTGCAACATTTACTTGGCCAGCACTTTTGCAAGAAGAGACAGAATGTAATTTAGTAAATGAAGCATACAGTGGAGGCAGTAATAGTAGATTAGTTAGAAGAACATGCGAATATTTGTCACAAGTGGAAGACCCAGAGAATTGGGTAGTTATTTTACAATTTACTTCTTTAGAAAGAGATGAATATTTTGATTCTAACCGACAAATATGGATTGGAAATGTGAATGACTATGCATGTTTTGATGATCGATCAAAACATTTTAATCCAAAGAATATTAAAATACGATCAGACTCATTGTTTCAAAATCACGTGAGAGCAAAAGTAATTACAAGTTCAATAAGTGCAAATGTTCTCAAGTTAGCACAACAAACACTATTTTTACAAACTTATCTTGATAAGTTAGGATTTAAACAAATAATGTTTACTGGCCTTAGTCAAAGTTGCCTTATTAATTATTATATGGAAAAACATTTAAACCCAGGTGCCGATATAGATTTGAGACCAAAAATAGAAAATTGTGTTAATTTTGACGTAATAAAACATTTATATGACAGCATAGATACTGCAAATTTTGTAGAACCTTTGAGTCATATAACACGTGGTTATGAAGAATCAGCAGAAGATGGCCATCCAAATATAGAAGGTCACCGCATTTTTAGTAGATATATAATTAAGCAACTCGATTTGAGGAATTGGTATGAGTGATATAAAGGATTATAACGAAGAAGTACAAGAATTGTTTCTTCGATTTTTATTAAGTGATAAGGATTTATTTGCAAGATGTCAAAATATTGTAAAGCCTGAGTTCTTTAATCAAAAGTATAGAAAAGCAGTTGATCTTTTTATCAGTCATAGTGCTAAACACAATGCAATTCCTACACCAGAGCAAGTTAGTGCCGCCGCAGGTGTTTCTTTAGAACTAATTCCAAATGTTACAGTAGATCATCATAATTGGTTTATGAATGAATTTGAAACATTTTGTAGGCACAAAGCATTAGAAAAAGCAATCATAGAAAGTACAGACTTGTTAGAAAAACAAGATTATGGTACTGTAGAAAATAAAATTAAAGATGCAAGCCAAGTTGCATTAGTAAAAGATTTAGGTTTAGATTATTTTGAAAATCCAAAGGAGAGATTGGAGTGGATAAAAAACCAAGCAGGAGCAACAAGCACAGGGTGGAAAGGGATAGACCAAAAACTTTACGGTGGCTTGAACAGAGGCGAAATGACAATATTCGCAGGAGGCTCCGGCGCAGGTAAGAGTTTATTTTTGCAGAACTTTGCTGTTAATTGGGTACTTGCAGGAATGAACGTTGTTTATATCTCTTTAGAACTTAGTGAACAACTTATTAGTATGCGTCTTGATGCAATGGTAAGTGGGTTTGGCACAAAAGAGATTATGCGTAACATGGATGATGTTGATCTAAAAGTGCGTATGAAAGCCAAAGGTGCAGGTAAACTGAGAGTAAAACAGTTGCCTAATGGTATAAATGCAAATGACATCAGAGCATTTTTAAGAGAATATGAGTTACAAGAAGGCGAAAAAGTAGACTGTCTATTGGTAGACTACTTGGATCTTATGATGCCTATTAGTCAACGTGTAAGTGGTGGCGATTTGTTTATTAAAGACAAGTATGTTTCTGAAGAGTTGCGTAATTTAGCAGTAGAAAGAGACTTGCTGTTTGTTACTGCATCGCAGTTAAACAGAGGTGCAGTAGAAGAAATAGAATTTGATCACCACCATATTGCAGGCGGTATTAGTAAGATACAAACAGCAGATAATGTTGTAGGTATTTTTACAAGTAATGCTATGAGAGAAAAAGGTAGGTATCAAATACAATTTATGAAAACAAGAAGCAGTAGTGGTGTAGGTACTAAAGTAGATTTAAGATTTGATCCAGATACATTAAGGATAGAAGACTTGCAGGAGGGAGACGAAGATACCGCAACTATTACTACAAGCAGTCTTGTAGATCAACTAAAACGTAGTAATACAATAAAAGCAGACGAACCTGAACAGCAAGACACTATTGGGCAGGCAATGAACATGCGTGAGTTCTTAAAAAAGAATGACATCTAAAATAACTATATCATGATAAATAGTATAATATATTGCATTGGAGAATAAATTGAGAAAGACAAAAAGCATTCTCGAAGAGTTAAGTAAAATATCTGTTGATCGTGATAGAAACTTTGTTACGGAAAATCGTGCTGAGCATGTAATTAATAGTGCAATAAATCTTTTGGAGCAAATTGACGAGCATTACACTCCTGAACAAGCAAAAGATTTAAACAACAGACTTATTAACAGTATTAGAGGCAGAGATGCTAAAAAATTCTCCAGAGGCATAAAGAAAATAATCAAAGAGGCCCAGAGAGAAGATAATGCTGATAAATGAAATAATTACAGAAGCACCACAAAAAGGGCCACGTATATCTGGCGCAAAAGATCTTACTAAAGAATTCTTAATTGATGATCCTGTATCTGGGGGGAAATATAAATGGCGTCCTACCAGAGGTGTATTTATAGATGCGGCAGGTGTTAAAATTAGACCTGGTAGTAAACTTGATAATAACCTTATGAAAGCCGCTGGGTATCGCAGTACATTCTTTGGCAGTAACAAAATAAAAGAACGTAATCCAAGTGCTATAGGACAACGTATAAAACACTTTACTGGGCAAACAGCAATTCCTGAAAAGTCAGGATTAGTAACAAGATTATCAACAGGTATATTTACAGTTGCTGGTAGAATTGTTACTTTACCTTTTAGACTGTTATTTGGAGTAAGTAGATTAATTTTTGGCGCATTAGGAAGTATTTTAGGTGTTGCTTTTAATGATCCATTTGCTTTAAAATATGCATACGGAAAGGGAGATAAAAAGAAAGATGATCAGCCAAAAGTAGACCCGGAAGATATTCCACTTCCAGATGAAGATGATCCTCTTAATCTCGATGATCCTAAGCCTAAACCTAAGCCTAAACCTAAAAAGTTTTTCAAAGGCGATGTTGTTAAATTTACTCCAAAAGGCAAAACAGATCCTATTAATGCTACCGTTGTGCAATATCCACTTATGATTGTTCCTGGTACCGGCGATAAGGTTTTAGATCCTACAATGGCTAAAATTAATACTGGTAGACAAGACTTCAATATTAAGATAGATAGATTGACTTTGCTTCGTAAGAGAAAGCCTAAATAAGGATGATTCAATGAGGTTTGTAGAAATTTCTAAACCGTTAATTACGGAAATTTTATTCGAACACTATTTGCCTGAGGGGAAGGAAGGCAAGAACACTCATCTTGAACACCTTGAAGATAACATCTTTAATAGAGGTTATCAAGGAGCCAAAGAAGCAATAGATTACCTTTACAGTTTACATGAAATGCTTGAAGGTAATTCTAAAGCACCAGTAAGTATGACAACTAAATGGGATGGAGCACCGGCTATTATTGCCGGTAAAGATCCAGAGTCTGGAAAATTTTTTGTAGGTACTAAGGGTGTGTTTGCACAAAAACCCAAAATAAATTTTACAAATAAAGATATAGACGTAAACCATGCTGATGTAGGCGATAAGGATGGCAGTGGTTTAAGAAATAAACTTAAACTTGCATTAAATTATTTAAGTAGATTAAATTGGGACACAGTTGCACAAGGCGATATGCTTTTTGCTGGTGATAGCGACATCAAAGATGTTACAATAGACAATGAGGAATACATTGCATTTAAGCCTAACACTATTGTTTATGCTGTGCCTAAAGGAAGTGATTTAGCAAAAGAAATAATTAGTTCAGGTTTTGGTATTGTTTGGCACACAGAATATGTTGGTGGACCTACCCTTGCAGATACAAGAGCAAAATTTGGTTTTGACAGTAGTGTGTTAGGACAAGCAAATGGTGTTTGGCATAGAGACGCAATTATAAAAGATTTAAGTGGTACAGTTACACTTACAAAAGAAGAAAGCAATGATATAATGAATGCTATTGCTGAAGCCGACGGTTATTTAAAAAGCATAGATCAAGAAACATTCAGTTTTTTAGAAAAAGGTGCAACAGTAATAGGCGAGAAAGTGTTTTTACAACAATTAAAAGCACACGCAAATAACCAAGTACGGCAAGGATTTTTTGATGAACCAACAAAATTTGCACAAGACTTTGTGCAAAAATATATTACATATATGGAAAAAGAAATTGCTAAAGTTTCTACACAAAAAAGCATAGATGCTAAAACAGATTTAATGGTACAAGGTGTAAAGTTTATTAAAGAACATGTACCACAAATTGTTGCAGTATATGATTTATACTTAAAACTCATAGAAGCAAAAATAAAATTAATTAAAAAGTTAGAACAAATAAGACAAATACCAACTTTTGTTGAAACAGAAGATGGGTATGATGTAACAGGTGAAGAAGGATTTGTTGCTGTAGACAGAATGGGCAATGCACTTAAACTTGTTGACAGATTAGAATTCAGTAGATTAAACTTTGGGACTGGTAAGCCAGGTGCATAATGTATAAGCAAGTAGAAAACAATTTTCAACTGTTAGATACAAAGGATCTTGTTGAAGCAAGAATTTTTCGCACAACAAATAATTTTAAAAATCTAACTGGAAAAGATATAGCAGATCTTTTATACTTGACCAGTTTATCTCTTTACTTAATGTACAAAGATGATAAGCAATATGACTTTGCAATATCATATGCAAAACAATCAGTACAGTATGGTCCTTACACTTTGTTTAGAAGTCATGCAACAGATTTATACATGTTAGCACATGTTTGTAATAGTAATCATAGACAAAATTTTAGATTCTATAAAAATAATGAAAGTCAAAAGTTTTTGCAATCATTAAATTTTAATAATAGAACACATTGGAACTTTTTTGCAAAATTAAAAAGCGGTATGCTTAACGATACAGAAGCACACCCATACTTTTTTAGATTAGAGTCACAATTAAAAGTACAAGACAGTAGATATAAACAATGGCGTAGACTTTTGATGGATTGGGAAAACTTAAGGTACAGACAACGCCAGTTAGTTACAACGCAAGTTTTACAAGAGTATAGACGTAGGGCAAGAGGCAGTGAAATGGTGTCTCCATTAAGTACAATGGTAAAATATAAAAAGTATGGAGTTTCAGATAAGTTTTCTAAAGATCCATATAGGCCAAGTACAGCAAAAAGAGTTGCAGGAGCCACAGCAGGTGCAGTAGCAGGTAGATATGCAGGAAAGAAAATTGCACAGAAGTTAGGCAAGGATGTTGATAAATATAAGAAAGCAGGAACTGGTTTAGGAGCAATAGCAGGATATTGGGCCAGTGGTAGAAAGAAGCAATCATGAAAATAAATGAAATAATAAATGAGGCGCCGAGGCAATACAAAGTAGGAGATCCTACTGATGCTGGCTCTGGCGGCTTAGGCGGTCAAGGTCCGTTCACTACAGATCCTACTGCTTATTTTAGATTTATTCAAAACTTAAAAAGTGTAGGGATTGAAGTAGATCCTAAACTGATTGCTTTAGGTTTAACAAAATATCAGTCAGGGTTAATGTCACCTGATGAGGCATATGACGCCGCTAAAAGGCAATATATTGATACTCAAGACAGAGCAGAATTACAACAAGCAATCCAACAATCCAGACGAGATATGCAAATTGCTATACAAAATCAACAAAAAGCATTAACCACTCCTGGTGTAAATCCTCCTAAAACAACACCTACTATGAATCTTCCACAAGGTAGACAACGAGGCTGGAATGATGAAACTCACGGACATCTTAGAAAACAATACAGGAATTCCAGTGGTGTTAGTTTTTACGATTTCTTATCTAACTTGAGACAAGCAGTAACTTTAGATACAAGAGATACATTATCAACTGCTACAAGTGGCTTTAACAAGGGTGCTAACCTTATAACTCGTCTTAGCGGCAAGACAAAATAATTACAAAATTTCCTTTTTTTGATAAATAATAGTAAGATAAACATAAGTTTATATACAAATTTAGGAGAAAACAATGGCACAATCAAAAGGAAATGGAGCAGGTGTAGCCGATTTTGCGGCAGGTACACTTATCCAAAAACATAACGTTGTAGCAATTTTAGTTGACACTGGTGCAGATCTTAGGAACGATGACGACTCTACAAGAGAAGCAGTAGAAAGAGCACTTCAGTTTATTCAACCACTTGCATACGAAGTTAAAGATAACAACAGTGGTGAAATACACGCAATAGTTGACGGAAGTCAATTTGATGCGGCGGCCTTACAAACGCAAATTAGAGGTATTGGAAGTATTACTGACCCAACAACTTATAACTTTAGTTCAGCATCTGTAACAGCAGGTAGTTCGCTAACAGTAGCATAAGTTTAGTTACTTTATAAAAAGAGGCAGTTATAACTGCCTTTTT